AACAGGCCGATTTGTTGGTCAATGAAATGCTTGGATGGCCTAGCATATACGGGCAATCAGTTTATGTATGCATACGGCGCTTCTGTTTACACGGAATCAACCGCTGACATCATGGAAGAAGGTGCGCTTAAGTTGTACGACCGAAGCCACACGCTTGACGGTAATTTGACTGGCGCAAAGTATGTGTTCTCGGCACGACCTGTTGAGCAGATTAACGGCTTAGAAAATCACAGCTTGTATCTACCAAAGCGATTGCAGGTTAGCGCATTTGATGCAGCCAATGCGGAAGTTGACCGAAGAGTTGAAGTTAGAGCTTATGGCCGATGTATCTTGCGAGGCGAAGAGTATAGTCAAAAAACCTACACGACGGTTGAATTTGACACGCAAGCCGAACACCTAGCACACGGCCAGCAGATCCTTGAAGCGACTATAAAAGGTGATGGCGAGATTGATCTATCCAAGTTGTTCAACACGATTCAAGAAGGCACATTAAAGGTAAACGCTGAGACAACGACTAGCGTTCGCAAGCAGCCGATTAGCTCTATCACTGCCGCTAACCCAGCAGTTCTTACGTTAGGTGCTAATCCCATCACAGGGCAGAACAGGCACTTGTTTGATGATCGTAACGATGTGACCATCAAGGGTGTTTCTCAGACTGGCCCAAATGCTTTAAACGATACGACTGTCTATCTAGCATTCACTGGCGGTAACTCAGCGATTTTGTATGCAAACCTAGCAGACCTTGATGACGATAGAGTCGTTCGTGAACTTACATTAAGCAGCACGACGAACGTGGTAGTTGGTGACACTATCACCGTGACTGGCGCAGGAACAGCGGTTATCACTGCGTTGAATGGCTCAGTCGCAAGTGTGGAAGGTAGAACAAATGCTGCTTTAGATGTTGGCCTAGCAAGCTCTTCTTTCACGACTACCAGCGGTGGCGCAGGTAACGTAACTAGCGTAGCTCTTCAGTCTGCTACATTTCCACGAGACTATCAGACAACGTTAGGCGCAGTTGATGGTTCTAGATGGGCAGGCGCAGCAGCAGATGGCGACATTGAAGGTACGCCTCCGTCACGATCAGCTTGGACGTTCATGATTGGTCACTTCGTTGCTCCAACCTCAGACACAAAGGTCAATGCTGCATTGAGCTGGAAAGAACGGATACAGTAAGCCATGGCGCTTAACTTATGGGTTAGTCACGGCGAAGAATGGCTTGATGCGGATAAGGTGAGCTTTAACGGCGTAACCAAAACGATTCAAGTCAATGCTGGCGTTACTTCGCTGGATGTCCAGACAGAGCTTTATTCAGCGTGGATTCGTTGGTTTGAACGGATCGAAAACACGCTTTATCTGCCTGCGATGCGATTTACTGGATTAGACCCTATCCCCGGCGGTCAGACGGGTGGAACTTTTTTCACGATCAACGGCTGGAAGGTGGTTTATGACCCACGGCTAGTAGCGATCAGCGGGATTCTGTACTCAGACGATTACAGCACGCCTTATTACTTCACGGACGGTCAACCAGTATTCCCAGCCACTGTTTCTGGTATATCGTTGTCCAGTTCGTCAACGCCGATTGACTACGATCAGTTAGCAGCAGCAGTAGCGGCTCAGTTTGCAGAGCCGGGTATGACAACGGCAGGAATAGCGACGGCAGTTGGATCAGATAGCACGCTGGATTCTAAGCTGTCCACTATCAACGTAGGCGTTCAGAAGGCATCCAAACTCATTCCGCATAGCACGGATATCTAATGTCGACTAACGACTCGATCGAAGATGCGCTGACCCGTCATCAGATATTCCTGCAACGCTATGCAAAAGGCCGTGAGGTACAGGCAGAGCGGTTTATCGTCAAGATTATTAGGGAAGCAGAAGCTAAGCTAGGCTTGAACTTCGACAGCCTATCTAAGGCGCGTCAGGACATAATTATCGGCGAAATCATTGACCGCATCAGAACGGCCAACAATCGTTACACCGAGATCGTCATCGAAGAGATGCTTGATTTCATTGAATATGAGTTGGATTTCAACTACAGGGTTTTGACGGTAAATATCCAAGCGCCTACGGTTTTGCCCGCAGTCGAGCAAGTGCAAAGGTCTCTATTATCTAGGGTCATGCAGCTAGAGCCGACAAAAGGCTACACGATAAGGCAAGCCCTGCAAGAGTTTGGATCTCGGAAAGCAATGCAGATCATTCAAACCATAAGGGACGGGATCACCCTTGGGCAAACAACCCCTCAAATCGTTAATCAAATGCGAAATGTGGCAGAGATTCAAAAGCGGCAAGCGTCGACGTTAGCACGAACAATCATCAACCACGCATCAATTCAAGCTCGACAAGTAACAATGCGGGAAAATAACGACATCATTGACCGTTACAAGTGGCTGGCAACCCTTGATTCTCGAACATCTTTGATATGTGCAAGCCGAGACGGGAAGATCTACGAAGACAAAGACGAAAACCCTAAGCCCCCGGCTCATTTTAATTGCCGTAGCACTATCACTTTTATCGTGAAGGATGAATTCTACTTAGGGTTAGATGTGGTCGGCAAACGGGGCGCAGTAGGTGCTGAAGGCGCAGGGCAGGTCCGTGGTGATACATATTATGAGCAATGGTTAAGGCGTCAGCCTTTTTCGTTTCAAGTCGAAGTATTGGGGCAAGCTAGGGCAAAACTATTCAGAGATGGCAACCTGTCGATTGGTCGATTTGTCGACAGTAGTGGCCGCACGTTATCATTAGATCAATTGCGGCAAATGGAGCCGTTAATTTTTGAGAGTCTTGGGATTTAACAAAGCGAGGAAAGCGACATGGAGTTTTTGAACGAAATCGAAATTGATGATGAGGTGAAGAGCCAGCTAGCGAGCAAGGTTCAGGAGGAGATCCAAAGGAAGATTGATTTGGAGGTCTCTGGCCTGAAATCAAAGAATGACGAGCTAATCGCTGAAAGGATTAAGTGGCAAGAGGAACGAGAAAAGGTCGCACAAGCGGCTAAACGAGAGGCTGAAGAAAAAGCGAAGTCAGAGAACGACTATAAGCAGCTCTTTGAGTCTCAGAAAGCCGAAGCGGACCAACTCAGAAGCGTGATTGATCGGATGAATCAAGATATCAGCCGCCAACAAATCAACGGAGAAGCATCAAAAATCGCCGCAACATTGACAAAAGATGTTAACAAGGCAAAATTACTTCAGCAACAGATCAGCTCGAGGCTGACTCTTGTTGATAACGAAATTCGAGTAACTGACGAAGGTGGCCAACTTACAGTCAGCAGCTTGGATGATTTGACCCAATCCATCAAAAACAATTACCCGTTTTTAGTGGATGGCAGTCAAGCTCAGGGCGGTGGGGCCGTCCGCGCGCAAGGTAGGGCCGAAGCGCGTAACAAAGAACTAACGCGCGCTGAATTTGAAGGGCTAAGTCATGCTGAAAGGCAGCAGTTCTTCGAAAACGGCGGGAAACTTTACGATGAATAATGGAGGCCTCAAATGGCTAACGTACTGACAGACTTGGCTGCCGATATTTATAAGGCAGCGGACATTGTTGGTCGTGAATTGGTGGGTTTTATCCCCGCTTCAACGATCAACGCTAATGGATCAGATCGAGTTGCTAAAGGTGACACGGTCAGAGCATCCTTCACTCGCGAATCATCAGCAATCGATGTTAGTGAATCTATGACCATTCCCGAGGGAACTGATCAAACGGTTGACAACAAGACGCTGACGATCAGCAAGAGCCGAGCGGTTCAAATCCCCTACACTGGCGAAGATATCCGACACCTCAACAACGGTATCGGTTTTGAGACGGTTTATGGTGATCAGATCACTCAAGCTATGCGTGCATTGACCAACGAGATCGAATCTGACCTTGCTTCTGAAGCATATAAGAACGCTTCTCGTGCATTCGGAACGGCTGGCACCACGCCTTTCGCTTCGAACTTCAACGATGTTGCTGAATTGCGACAAATCCTCGTTGATAACGGAATGCCTGCAAATGATGGTCAGGCTTCACTGATCCTCAACACTTTGGCTGGCACGAACCTTCGACAGCTTGCTCAACTCCAGCAGGTTAATACCTCTGGTAACGACAGCTTGCTCCGTCAAGGCATCTTGCTCGACCTTCAAGGTTTGGGCATTCGTGAATCAGCCCAAGTTAAGGCTCACACTGCTGGAACCGGCACCGGCTATCTTCTGAATGACGCTTCTTCTGCATTGAAGGACACGCTCATCGCAGTGGATACTGGTAGCGGCACTGTATTAGCTGGGGACGTTGTGACGTTCGCAGGCGATTCAGTGAACAAGTATGTGGTGAACTCTGCGCTTGCTGCTGGCAGCTTCTCAATCGGCACGCCCGGCTTGAGAGTAGCTCTGGCTGACAACGCTGCGGTAACGGTTGGCGGTAGCTATACTGCAAACGTTGCTATGCACCGACGAGCTTTGGAATTGGCTATCCGCGCACCTGCTGTCCCTGCAGCCGGTGATGCAGCCGATGACGCAATGACTGTTCAAGACCCGCACAGCGGGATGGTTTTCGAAGTCCGAGTATATAAGGGCTACCGTAAGACCATGATTGAAGTCGCTGCGGCATGGGGCGTTAAGGCTTGGAAGCCAGACGCGATTGCTGTTCTGTTAGGCTAAAAGGATCGGGGGCTTCGGCCCCCTTTTCCCTTGAGGTAGTTATGGAAAAGAAAGAAACAAACAAAAAAGCCAAGCCAGCAAAGCCCAAGACTGTTAAAATGGTCAACGAATCGGGGAAGGTGGCTGAGGTTCATCCATCAGAGGTCGAAAACTATAAAGCAGGCGGCTGGTCGGAGAAATAACGCATGGCATTGGTCATTGAAGATGGCACCCGAGTAGCCGGGGCGAATTCGTATGTGAGTTGGACTGACTACATCGCATGGGCAGATGCTAGAGGCATCGATATAACCCAGCACAATCAGCAGTCACATATCGAGCAACATATCCTGCGGGCTATGGATTACTTTGAGAACCTAGCTTTCATCGGACGTAAGGCGTCACAGGAACAGCCATTGCAATGGCCTCGCACTGAGGTGGTCATCGATACCTATGCCATTGATGCTTATACCATCCCACAGCAAGTTAAAAACGCCATCTTTGAGATCACTAAATCTATCGATGATGGCGATTTCGCGTTAGATCCTTCTGACCGACAAACTGTTAGCGAAAAGATTGGGGACATTCAAGTCACCTATTCTGCCGCAGCGGGCATGAAGAAATTGACCCCTGCGATTAGCACTCAGCTCAAGAAAATAACAATTCCAATGGATCAGATTTCGAGGATGTAATGTTCGATTATAACGCGATCGTTCTAACAGCTCGGAGATTAATAGCCAACTTTGGCGAGGATGCCATTGTCAGCAGAACGGCATCAGCCACGTTTGACCCTGCGACCGGATCTTATACCGGCGGCACATCTGAGCAATTTACTAGCAAAGCCGTTCGTTTTGATTATCGTCAATCAGAAGTTGATGGTGAGCTAATCCAAAAAGATGACGTTCGGTTGGTTATGGAGGTGAACGGAGGCACTCCGCTAATCGAGGATGATTGCCTATTCGCCACTAAAACATACAAAGTGATGAACGTAACGACCCTGTCACCATCTGGAACGGATCTATACTATGAGCTTCAGCTTAGATATTAAGGAGTTCGCAGAAAAG